TGCATCAGGGCCTGCACCTCTTATCAAGTTGCATGACCATATAGACCGTGTAATCGGCTCCAGAGCAGGTGAAACACTAGACTCTCGTGCTATCGTAGACCTTGTAAACCTTATTGGTACCTGCGTGGTATCAGGTAACGTAAGACGCTCAGCAACTCTTGCTTTGGGAAATGCGGGAGATGAAACATTTATGAATCTAAAGAATTCAGAACTATTCCCAGAGCGTAACTCATTTGATCCAGAGAATCCAGGTTGGGCTTGGATGTCTAATAATTCTATTTCAGCAGAAGTAGGAACAAAGTACGAAGACTATGTAGACTTAATTACAGAAAACGGAGAACCAGGTTTTATCTGGCTTGATGTTGCTCGTAATTATGGACGACTAAAGGATGCGCCAGACGGCAAGGATTATCGTGTGATGGGATTTAACCCATGTGCGGAGCAGCCATTAGAATCATACGAATTATGTACACTTGTAGAAGTGCACTTGAATCGTCATGAATCTAAGGAAGACTTCCTCCGTACCCTAAAGTTTGCATATCTTTATGGAAAGACTGTAACACTTGTTCCAACACACTGGCCACAAACAAACGGTATCATGCAACGCAACCGTCGTATTGGTACATCACTTACTGGTATTGCATCATTTGCAGACCAGAAGGGTTTACCAGTAGTTCGTGAGTGGATGGATGAAGGATACAACAAGATTCGTCACTATGATCACCAGTATTCAGAATGGCTATGTGTTCGTGAATCAATTCGTGTAACAACAGTTAAGCCATCAGGATCAGTCTCAATTCTTTCTGGTGCAACTCCTGGAGTTCACTGGGGTCCTGGAGGAAACTTCTTCCTTCGTGCAGTTCGATTTGGAAACACAGATCCAATGATGCACTTGTTTAAAGCAGCAGGGTATACAATTGAAGATGACGTAGTATCAGCAAATACATCAGTTGTATACTTCCCAATCAAGTCAGGTCATCCAAGATCTGAAAAAGATGTTACATTGTTTGAGAAGATTGCTCTTGCTGCAACTGCTCAAAAGTACTGGTCAGATAATGGTGTTTCTGTAACACTTTCATTTGACAAAGAAACAGAGTCAAAGCATGTTGTTCCAGCACTGCATATGTACGAGGGACAATTAAAGGCAGTCTCATTCCTTCCAATGGGAAATCATACATATCCACAACAGCCATACACTCAGATTACTGAAGAACAATATGAGTCATATATTGGCAAATTAAAGCACATTGATTTTGCTGCTATATATGATGGAGCAGAAAATCTTGAGGCTCAAGGAGAGATGTACTGCACAACAGACTACTGCGAAATAAAAATAAACAAGTAGGCTTCTGTGGTAAAATAGACCTATAATGTCTAATCCATCAAACCTATATGCCGAAAAAGTCTTTGCTGAGCATCCGACTGGTCTATGGGCATTGGATGATAAAGTAGATTATGTTTCTTTGTTATCAGAAGAAAATAGAGATCTGTCTGACATCACAAAATGGACTATAACGGGTGGAACCGTAGAAATACTGGAAGGCTTAACAGACGAACCTTTTCCCAATAGTTATACCCATATAATAACTGCTACGCCAACATCTAATGATTTAGCATCAATTGTTGCAGTAAGCAATGAAATAATAAATTTAGAAGATTTGAATGACTACTTAAGAACATTTTCTGTAGGTGGTTATTTCTATTCCGAAAGCGCATACGTTTCTGGTTTTGAAATTGGATATCAATATACAGATACAACTAGTGGGCAAGAGATTAGACATTTAAAAAACTATGACACAATTATAAAGGATAATTGGATTTTTATATCGGAAACATTTGATACTCCTCCAGATAATCAAAAATTAAAATTAGTTTTTAAAATAAATTTCATTGGTGGATCAGAAATAGAAGATATGTTTTGGGTCAATGGCATCAGTTTTGGTCAATGGTCAGAAGAGTTTGCTTCTACATCGCTTGGAGTAACTTCAATAGATATATCTGATAAAAATATTGCAGTTAATACACAGCAAGCAGTTGTTGCAAAATGTTATGGACTACAAGAGTTAGATGGATATTACTTAATTTCTGAAAATATGCTTAAGGCTAAAAATTCAGGAATTCCAATTGTTTATGGAACATCTGGTCTTACAACCATGTATTCAAACTTAGATGGGCCTTCCCTTATAATTCCTGGATGTGGCCTTCTAAATGAGTCTGGAAAATTTAAGCAGTATACTTTGGAAACATGGCTTAGAGTAAACTCTTACAGCAACAATAGAAAAAGAATTATTGGGCCAATTTCTTCAGATGATGGAATCTATGTAGATGGTCCATCTATTGGATTAAAAATAGGAAACGAATATAAAAATTACTATGTTGGTGAATGGACAAGGCCAATGCTAGTTCATATGCGTGTTGGAAAAGATACTGCTTCTCTTGTTATAAATGGGCAAGAAGTTATTTCTTTAAATTATTTAACAGAATATCTTTCTTTGCCATCAATGCTAGATGCAAATGAAAAGGATCAAGACTGGTTAGGATTTTATGCATATGAAGATATATCACCAATAGAGATAGACTGTGTTGGAATTTATCCTTACATTGTCCCAACAGCAGTTGCTAAAAGAAGGTTTGTGTTTGGTCAGGGTGTAGATATTCCAGAAAATATTAACACATCTTATAGCGGAACATCTGTTTTTATTGATTATTCATTTGCCGACTATTCCTCAAACTACTCTTATCCAAAGATTGGGTCTTGGAATCAAGGGTTTAGTGATAATGTATCTGTTACTAATAAGACACTTTCTGTTCTATCTCAGCCACTTCCAGAAATAGTGCTATCTTCAAAAACAGAAGAAGAACTATTTTTAGACTGTAAAGCAGTTCAGTCAACAGATACGAGAAACTTTTTTTCTTTTAGACCAAATAGTTCTTGGAACTCTGTTTCTGGGTATCTGTTCTTTGAAAACTTTGACTTTTTAAATGCTTCAATTTCTGCTTTTTATGGATGTTTTAGATTACCAGAAACATCAGCATCTATTCAAACACTTTTTAAAATTGAAAAAGAAAACACAGATAGTTATTTTTTAATACAACTATTAAATAATCAAATATCTTATATAATAAAGCATAATGGAATTCTAGAAACTATCTATTCTCCAATAATTGGAGAACCAGGAGAACTTGTTGATGTGGGTTTAAACATTGCAAGTTTTATATCAAAATTTGGAAATTTAGCATCAGACTTTTTTGGATCTTTATCAGATTTAAGAATGTATGTAGGAGGAGACAAAAATGGCCTATCAACATTTACTGGAAAAATTTATAGTATTGGGATATGCACAGGATATAATTTTCAAAAAATTAGAACTCTATTTAATGAAATAGGAGTTCCAGTTTGGAATGAAGATTTATTTTCTGTTTATCAAAGCAATCAGTTAATAGGTGTAGATGCAGGGATAGATACAATTTCTTTACCACCTTACGGAGGTTTAACAGATACCTCTCCAGGAGCAATTTCTGGAGGAGGAGTTACAGTCCTTGAGGAAGATCTTCTTGTTGATTACGTTGCAAGTTATACACTTTTACCAGATGTAGTTTTTGACACATACAAACTTACAGTTTCTGCAAGCGCATACTGGGAAGATCAACTGCCACTAACATACTTTGCAGAGTCAGTTCTTGATAAAAGGGGTGATCAGTATTTTGATCTTGACTTTATTCAATTCAATATTGACTATCCAATACCTTCAAAAACAATTGCCATAGAAACAACTCCAGAAAGTTGGACTTATGCAGATTTATCAAATCAGTATGGACTTCCAGTTCAAAGAACTTATGATTCGTTAGATAATTATTTGTTTACTGGATACAACGATTATGAAGATTTAAAAAATAAAATATCAAAAGACTACCGCTATGATACAGATGGAGCACTGGTAAAAACGTATGTAACATTTCAGTACACAGAATTAGGTGCAAATCAAACTTATTTTTATTTTACAAACACAGAAAGGCCATCAAGAGATGGAGTTCTAGTTCCTGGCCCAGACTGGATGACAACAAAATATGAAGTTGTAGATAACATGATTATTTACCCTCCATCAGGTGTAGATTTTAATGATTTATCAATTGTTACACACATAGAAATAAATGCTAAAAACTTAGAGACAAATAATATTTCAATTAAAAAACTTTCATATGCATCTCAAGCATTAAATGAATCTGATGCAAGCCCAATAGGAACAAGGTTCGGAACATCTATATACCCATATACTAAAACTGGAATTTACTATGACTTTAAAAGAAACAATCCTTTTGCAATTTATACTGGTTCCTCTCCATATCTCTATTTAACTAAGAATAGCGGAATTCAATTAAAAGGAAAATATGATCCTCTAGTAAACAGAGGTCTTATGGTTCCAATAAATGAAAGCAAGTCGGAAGGATTTAAAGTTATAGCAATGCAAGTGGCTATTCGATTTGACGGAGACTATTTCCCATATTCTCCAACTCAAATATTTGAGGTAGAAAGTAAAGATTCATGCATAAAGTTTTACATGGTAGCCTGTGATCCCTCTGGTAGAAGAGCAAAAATATATGCTATAGATGCAAAAACAGGACTTACTCAAAACGGGATTGGTTTTTATTGGAATGGGAATATGGTAAAAGAGCCAGTCATAACCCTTCAAGAATGGGGATTCCTTGGGATCAATTTCTCAAGCAGTCTGAACTTTTCATTTTTTGAGGGCGCATTAAGAATAACTGGGCCACTGCTATTTAACAGCATGTCATACTACCAGTCTACCAATCTACAAGAAGTTCAGAATATAGCAGAAAGGCCATGGTTTAGAGTAAAGGTCCTGGACTCTTATAAACTTGACTGGGAGTTTTGGAATACTGGCTCATTTAACTGGAATAAGGTCCTTGTTTTATCAGAAACTAGTTATTATGGGGTTAATCCTTCAGATGTTTATAGGAGTTACACTGGAACAAACAAGATAATTATAGATGACGATAGGCCAGTTAGTTTTGGAGAATACTCATACACAGTGTTTAAAGACGCAAATTGGAGTCAGTTTGTACAAGATCCAGTATAACATGGTATACTTATGGTTATGGATTCTTTAATAAACCCAAAAACTGGTGAACCGATTGTAAAAAATGTAAGACGACAAGTCATTGAGAAGAACTATGACTGGGGTCTTTATGTATACAAGAAAGCAAATGGCAAGTGGTTTACAGATGGAAATGGATCTGTACTCAATATTCCTTCAGATAAGAACGACATATCTAGAATGGCAGAACTAAAAAAGACCGCAATGCACTATGGAGACCCAGGAGATGGTACTTGTGTATTTGTTCCAGGGCTAACAAGAGTAAGTGAAGAAGAATATTCAGAACAGGTTGATAGACTAAATGCTGGACTAATTCCTTCATTAAATGACCTTGGTGCTGTTCAGGCAGCAAAAGACACAATTGCCAAATATGGAGATGAGGACTAACTATGGAAGATCAAGAACTTATTATTGGTGCAAGCATTGACAATGCAGTTAGTAAAGATGATTCATTTTCAAAGTCAGACCCATTTAACGGAAATTGGGATTCATTAAAATCTCTTGATGGGCTAGAAGCAAATTTTAAAAGACGAATAAGTAGATCTTCAACAAAAATGGTTGAGCCAACAACTCAATATACAACTGCAGCACTTGCTGGAAAAAGCGGTATTGATGGAGCACAATCAAAAGAAATAAATCCAGGACTAGTCTATGTAAATGGCTACGGAATGTTTGATGTTATTACCCCACCATGGAACTTATACGAATTAGCAAACTATTATGATACTTCATTTGCAAACCACGCAGCAATCGATGCCAAAGTAGAAAACATTGTCGGGCTTGGTTACGAGTTTAAGGTTTCACAAAGAACAATGATGAGGCTTGAGTCATCAGAAGATAACAGTGCTACACAGAAGGCACGAAAGAGAATTGAAAGAACAAAGATTGAAGCAAGAGACTGGCTAGAGTCACTTAATGATGACGACTCTTTTACTGCAACAATGGAAAAGGTTTACACAGACCTACAGTCAACTGGAAATGGTTACCTCGAAATTGGTAGAACCACTCGTGGAGAAATTGGATACGTTGGACACATACCATCAACAACAATGCGAGTACGAAGAATCAAAGACGGATATGTTCAAATTATTGGAAATAAGATTGTTTACTTCCGTAACTTTGGAGCAAAGAATCCAAACCCACTAACAACAGACGCTAGACCAAACGAGATTATTCACTTTAAGCAGTACTCACCTTTAAACACATTCTACGGAGTGCCAGATATTATGTCGGCTATAAACTCGTTGCATGGAGATTCACTTGCTTCACAATATAATATTGATTACTTTGCAAATAAGGCAGTACCACGTTATGTTGTAACGTTGAAGGGTGCAAAACTTTCTGGAGATGCAGAAGATAAGATGTTTCGATTCTTGCAGACAAATCTCAGAGGGCAATCGCACAGAACGCTATATATTCCACTTCCAGGTGATAGCGAAAACAACAAAGTAGAATTTAAGATGGAGCCTATCGAAGACGGTATACAGGACGGCTCATTTAAAGAGTATCGTAAGCAAAACCGTGATGATATCCTTGTAGCACATCAAGTGCCACTGTCTAAACTTGGAGGTGGCGATTCTGGATCTATTGCAGCAGCACTTGCACAGGATCGCACCTTTAAGGAGCAGGTTGCAAGACCAGCACAAAGGCAGTTAGAAAAAATGATCAACAAGATAATTCGTGAAAAGACAGACATTATTGAGTTTGTGTTTAACGAGTTGACATTGACAGATGAAATTGCTCAGTCTCAAATTCTTGAAAGATATGTTAAGAATCAGATCATGACTCCGAACGAGGCAAGAGTTGTTTTGGATATGCCACAAAGAGATGGTGGGGATGAGGTCTTAGACCTTAAACCACAAGCAGCAGCCGAAGCAACAACAACAAGAGCAAGGGATGCAGAAAGAACAAACAATAATTCGGACAGCACCTCAACCGTATCTGGGAGAAACCCAAAGGGTGAGGGAAGAAAGTTTGACGAATAGTCCAATTTGTCCACATTGTGATATATGTATAAAACGGGGTTTATAATATAATGGTGAGCAATATATCCAAAGCCCATTGGAATACCGATGGGAATAATCTGCGTCTTTCAATGCCCCTTACCAAAGTGGACAAGGAGCGAAGAGTCGTTTCTGGTTTTGCATCTCTAGACAATGTTGATAAGCAAGATGATATCGTAACAGCAGAAGCATCAATGGATGCATTTGCAAAATTCCGAGGGAACATTAGAGAAATGCATCAGCCACTAGCAGTAGGCAAGATGGTTTCATTCAAAGCAGATAAGTATTTTGATCCAGAATCAAAGAAGTTTTATAACGGAGTATTTGTTTCAGCATATGTTTCAAAAGGTGCACAGGATACTTGGGAAAAAGTTCTAGATGGAACACTAACTGGTTTTTCTATTGGTGGGCGCATGAATAAGTGGGACGATGGGTTTGACGAGAAGTCAGACAAAGCAATTAGAATTATTAAGCAATACGATTTGATTGAGTTGAGTCTTGTAGATTCCCCAGCAAA